GCTTCCGCGCAACGAGGGGTTTGTGGGTATGGACGACTTACCCATATTGTCTAGTCCGTTAAAGCTTAAAGCCATAATTGATTCAGTAGGACACTTATACGTCACCATTGGTTGTCCCCAGCCAATGTAACGGTTTGTGCTTAGATGATTTATTAGATCATCTTATACTACAATAGCCAATTTGAATTAAGCACATCTTCAAACGGATCACATTATAGCAAGCCATTGCTTCGATAATATCGCGATATAGCTAGACCGCCCCGACCACTCTCCACATGTATAGACGTCACTCTACACATGGTGCTAGATAAATCTAGCAATCTAGAGGCATGACCGAATAGCCATCCTCCGTTTCTTCCATCCAAGCTACATCGTAGGTGTGGGGTCCACCTCTAATCAGTACCTTGAATGCGCACCAGTAGCAAAGAAATTTGTTGTGATATGGGCCTTCCCTATGACAAGTAGCACTAGGACCACCACATTCGTCACAACATATTTCCTCCTCTGTTTCACAGTATATGCAACCATAAAAGAATGTATCATCGATAACAATAACTCTAGATCTACACCTCCAACAACGTGGACACTTGATCGTGAAATTATTGGGTCTATGTCGATAATAACAGCCTTCTTGGTGGCAGACTTGACAAAGTTGACTTCTATATTCATCGGATCTCATATAAGTTATATCAAATGGTTTTACAGTAGTTGGTTTATACCAACCACCTTGTAATTGAACCATATCATCTACAACTATATAATTTTCACCGAATGTTTCTAGAAAACGCTGTGCCAGTTCTTCATACTCCAAAAACTCTCTTTCCTGGAAATCCTGCATATCATATTTAACAATCAATGCTTCTAACCAGGTTTTAGACTTATCGTATTTGTCTTTTCCATAAAAGAACAATTCCATGAGTGCCGACTCAATCTTTTGGATCATCTGTGCTTCCGCACAAATAGCCCCCGATGGAATGGTATATAGTAAAGAACGATAAATAGAATCAAGTTCTAAAGGTGCTGTGATGTGTTGTAACTCTCTATCAAAAACAAAGCTACGCTTTAAAAAGGTAGCATCTTTTATATTGATGAAAGGTACGGATTTAGCAGTTTTGTCGGCCATTGTGTAAACAATGCCTTGTTGCGCTAAAAATTCAGCCACCTTAGTGTGATCGAATATACATTCCGGAGAAACTCCGAATATATTATCATCACCGTAGGTAGCTAAAGCAACATGTTTTTTGAAGCTTCTTTTCAAAGGATTATAGTGTATGAAGCACATTCTTAAATAAAGACAATTGACTAAACAATTTATTATGACAGTTAATGGATGACCACTAGGGTTAAAACCATTAGCCATAAATAAATCTCCGTCAGCCGCAATTATCGGAAATGCAACATCATACGCCAAAGCTTTCATAATCCTTATATCGTCGTCTGTATAGTTAAATAATCTAGCTATATCGATTAAAATATCAAATGCGGACAGTATTACTGCCGCACACATATTTTTATCAAAAGCCTGATAATCTCCAGCACAGATTCGATCTTCTCCAAATTGAACAATATAATTGTACAATTCTTCCCAGTCAGGACCCATTGGATTGGTCCCTGGGTAACTCTCAAAAATTTCGCAATTTTCTTGTATTATTGCCACTAATGGTAAATAATATTTTCTGAATACTAACGTGAATGGAAACGGACTACCCGTGAACATTCTTGTTTTGAATTCATTGCGTTTTTTGAGAGTCACCACCTCATCTTTGAGACTACCCATATATACGATCATAGCTCTGCCATCTTTATTGTATATATCTATAATAGCCTCAACGTCTTTGAGGATCTTCTCATCAACCACCATAGTATCATCGTCGAGCACCTCCATAAAATTAAGTTTGCACTTATTTAATGGAAATCCTGCAGAAGTATGCTTATTAATAGATCTTATAAACTTATTACCAATCTTACCATTTATACTTTCATGTATTGAAAGTGGGCAAGTTTCTGAATAAATATTTACATCTAAATTATTAGTCACT